CGCAGTTATTCGGCATCCCATGGCGAACCATTAAGACGGATGGCAGTGACGAAGCCAACGCGGAGGCGGATCAATTCCTCGCCAACATCGGGTCAAGCGGATGGGCAAGGCACACGACCAGCACCGAGTTTCAGATCCATGATGGGGTGAAGGGTGACGCCGCCCAACTTCCCCAAATGGTCATCGCGCACGAAGCCGACAGGCAATGCGACATACTTCTGCTTGGCCAGACCCTCACGACGGACGTAGGGGACAGCGGCAGCCGCGCACTTGGCGACGTTCACATGGCCGTTCGTGCTGACGTTCTCCAAGCCGTCGCTTCATGGGTTGCCGGCGTCATTACCGATCAACTCATTCCGGCAATCGTGCGTTTCAATTTCGGCAGCGCGCCAACGGAAGAGATGCCGTATTGCGAAATCAAAGTGCCGGAAGCGCGGGACGAGAAAGCCATTGCCGAGCGGGTCAAGCTGCTGAAGGACATCGGCATCGACATTCCGAAGAAGTGGGCGCATGAAACCCTCAACGTGCCGATTCCCGAACCGGGGGATGAGTTGCTGGAATCGAAGCCGGAAGAGGCGGGCGAAGAGCCAAGTGATGACGAGGTATTTGAGTCGCTTGATGATTTGAGCGATGAAGAGCTTGCCGAAGATGAGGAGATGGAAGCTCATTTTGAGTGGGTCCAAGCAAAATCAATGCCCAAGGCAGGAAAGGGAAAGGGCAAAGCGACCGGGGGAAAGTATTTCCGAAAGTCTAGCAGTTATGATCCCAATCAAAAGCGATACCCAAAGGGTCACCCGAAGGCCGGTCAATGGGCTGATGACGGGGTATCAGGAAAAGGCGAAAGAGCCAAGCGAGGGCAGATGCGCGAAGCGACGGAAGACGACATCAAACGGCTTAAAATCCCGCGTGGCTTTACGGGTGTTAGGGTGACGGATGACAAAGGATCAGATGTTGTTGCCATCGCCAAAAATGCCAAGGGGCAGGATGTTTTCTTTTACACCGACGCCTATGTGCAAAAACAGCAGGCCGTCAAGTTTGCTCGCATTGGCGCTTTGCACCGTGATATGCCCGGATACCAATCGCGGATCAATAAAGACTTTGCCAGCGGAGAAAACCGCGATAAGGCAGCAGTTGTTAGGCTTATCACCCTTACCGGATTCAGGAACGGAGGGGAAAAGGGCGGAGGAAAGGTTGACACGTTCGGCGCATCAAGCCTGAGAATGAGCCATGTCCGCGTCCGTGGTGACACGATTTACACCGACTTTCCGGGCAAAAAGGGTGTGAGGCAGCGTCACGCAGTCCGCGACCCGGAGCTTGCAGATTACGTTCGGACTCGACAAAGGGAATCAACGTCCGGCGACGACAGGCTGTTTCGCGGCATGAACTCACAAAAGACGCTGAATTACTGGAGCGAGGTGAACGGCGGTAAATTCAAAGTGCACGATTTGCGGACTTGGCACGCCACCACGCTTGCGGAAACCACCATCCAGCGCATCGGTCAAAGGGGTGAATGGCCAACAAATCCAAGGCAATTCAAGGCTTTCCAAACGCGTGTTGCCCGTGTAGTTTCAAGGCGGCTTGGAAATGATCCGGCGATGGCTCTCAAGGCCTACATTGCCCCACAAGTCTGGAAAACAACCGAATTATGATCGACCTCAAAACACTTATGAAAGCAGGGGATTCGCTGTTTGCGACTCACGTTTTTCCATCAGAACCAGACATCCAATCCATTGCCGATCAAATCCCTGAGGATGAGACACAAGAGGAATTGGATGCGGATTATGATCCTACTGAAGATGCTGGCGATGATCAAGGCGATGATGAGGATGCTGGATTGATGCCCACCGACGAGATGGCCAGAGCCGCCAGCAAAGCACTCGAAACGCGCCGACTAGCCCCACCCGGACAGCGGACCATGGGCGGGCTTGGGTTGTCACGCGCAAGGGACATTGCGAACGGCGTGCCGCTATCGGTGGAAGCCGTGAGGTCAATGGCTGCTTACTTCGACAAGGCGGAATCCGTCCGCGCATCATGGCCGGAAGGCGCGAAGGAGTGGCAGGCATGGAACGGCTACGGTGGAGACGCCGGGGCGAAATGGGCGCGGGAAACCCTTGAAAGAATCCAATGACCGCTGAGCAAGTCAAAGCCAAGTATGCCAAGCGATTCCCGCAGATCGCGGAGGCATGGCTTGCGGTGATTGACCGGGAGTTTGCCGACCTCATGGACAAAAGTGAACGCATGACCATCGGCGCGTTTTATGCCGAGGTTGAGGCATCGCTTGCCCGCATCCCGAGGATGTTCGATGAGATGGGCATTCAAGGACTTTCCGAGGAATTGGAAGAGGCGATTGGCGAGGCCGTGATCGCAGGACTAACAGAAAAGAAACCATGAACACGGGCAAATCATTCATCACGGTCAAGGTTGATTCCTCACAGATAGACGAGGCTAGGCTAGATTTCATCCGATTAACCTCCACTCCCGTAAGGCGCGAAGCTGTTAGGATAGGAGCAGAAGCAGCTTTGGTTTCTGTCAAGGGCTACTACGCCAGAGGCGGGCGGCCCATGTGGGAAAACAGGTCGCTTTCTACGCATGGCCCCGGAAGAACTAACACCAACTGGTTTTTCCCGGTGGAAAGCGGTTGGCACATCGCCAGCGCCAACGGCACAAGCACGACCTTGTCAAACAACACCGTTGGTCTAGCTCACAAGGTCACAGGCGGAACCATCCGGGCCAAGCGCAAGCGATTCCTGACAATCCCCATTGATCCAAGGGCGCACGGAAGGAGTGCCGCTGACTTCGCCAGCAAGTTCGGGAAACTCTTTGCCGTCAAGGGCGTGCTGGCAATCAGCGATGGGGAAGGCGGAATCAAACCCATCTATGCCCTCCGTAAGTCAGTCACGCACGCCCCATGGCCGGGAGCTTTGCCGCCAGAGAGGGAATACGTCGAAGCGTTCTCGGATGCCGCAATCCGTCACATCGTCTCAATCATGGAAACTTAGCCTAGACTAAGATTTTTAGCCTAGGCTAAGATTTTATTTGACGGGGTTGATTGTTTCGGGTAATTCCGGCACAGATGCTTGCTACGGAATCAATCCAATCCGGTTTTTCCGCTGAGATTTCAGCCGTGGAATCGTCGATTGTTTACCTGCCCGAAGGCATCCACGAAATCTCCGCCACCGTTGATGGCAAGCCGCAGAAGCGCAAAGTCACGGTTGACGAGCGCATCCTTGCCGGATTCAGCGATGACTTGAAAGCCCGCCAGTCCCGCAACGTCCGCCCCTTTGGTGGATTCGATCACAAGGAAGGCCCTGCGTCATTCATTCCCCTTGAGTTTCGCTACGAGCGCGGAACCGGATTGATCCTCGACGTTGAGTGGACTGCCGCAGGACGCGCAGCAATCGACGGCAAAGATTACAGCTACTTTTCCCCCACGTTCTCCCTCGCTAAAGGCAAGGGCATTCCCGTTGGCCTGCTCAAACGGGGCGAGGTGGGATCACTCGTCAACGAACCAGCCTTTGAAGAAATCGAACGCATCGCAGCCTCACACACCGAAACCATGGACATCCAACACCTCATTGAACTCGGACTCGTCGAAGCGGGTCAAGACCCCGCCACCGCGCTAGAAGCCGCGAAAGCCTCGCTTGCGACCCTCCGCGAAACCGCCTCAACCGTCGAAACGATTCAAGCCGCTGCTACCACCGCAACGGAGGAAGTCAACGCCGCCAAGGTTGAACTTGAAACCGTGAAGGCCGCAAACGTCAAACTCGCTACCGAACTCGAAACCCTCAAAGCCGCCAACAAGCAGGCCGTCGAAGCCGCTGCCGATAAAGCGATTGAGGAAGCCGTTCAAGCTGGCCGGATTCCCGCGCAGGATGAGGAAACCAAAGCCTTTTGGCGCGAATCCATCCTCGCCAAGCCCGACAACGCAAAAATCCTCGCCGCTCTCCCCGGCAAAGATGCACTGAAAGGTGAAACCATTCTGGCAGGCCGCAAGACCGCAGACGATGACAAGCCAAAAGGAATGGACGCCGTGCAAGCCGCCTTCAAATCTGAACTGGAAGAACTCACCAAGTAACATCTAATACTTTACCCCAAACCACCATGCCTAATAACCTCACTCTCCTTGACCTCGCCAAGCTCAACGGCTCCGATAAAGTCGTTGGTTTGATCGAAGAAGTCGCCACCGTCGCCCCCGAGGTGACGATCATCCCGGCTCGCACGATTCGCGGAACCAGCTATGACACCGTGATTCGCAACTCCCGCCCAACCGTTGCATTCCGTTCCGCCAACAAAGGAACCGACGCCACCAAATCCAACTTCACCCCGCGCAAGGTTGAGGCGTTCATCCTGTCTTCCCGCGTGGAAGTGGATAAGGCCGTTGCCAAAGCATACGAAGATGGACCGGACGCGCTCATGGCAATCGAAGCCGCTGGCGTGATGGCTGCCGCCCTTGTCACCGTTGGTTCTCAAACCATCTATGGCGATGCTGCAACCTCACAAGGCTTCTTTGGCCTGCAAGCCCTCGCAACCGCGCTTGATGCTGTCATCACCGACGCAGGCGGAAGCACCGCTGGAACGGGTTCTTCGGTTTATATCATCTCCGCAGGAAATCAAGGCGTTCAATACGTTTACGGCACCGGAACCACGTTTGACCTCTCGCCCTTCCGCGAAGGTGACGCTACCGACGCAGACGGCAAACGATTCGCGGCTTACATCGCGGACCTCACCGCATGGGTTGGCCTTCAATGCGTCAACAAACACGCCGTTGCCCGCCTCAAGGACTTTACCGAAGATTCCGGCAAAGGAGTCACGGATGCGAAGATCCTCGACGCCCTGCGCAGGATGCCAATCGGAAGCCGCCCAACTCATATCCTTATGAGCCGCCGCT